ATGGCTATCCAATATGCAGTGATCGCAGGCGGCTGTTTCTGGTGTACAGAAGCGGTCTTTAAAGATGTGATCGGCGTTGAGTCAGTGGAAAGTGGTTATACCGGCGGTGCGCGCCCTAATCCCACCTACGAGCAGGTGTGCAGCGGCGCAACCGGTCATGCCGAAGCCATTCGTATTGGTTTTGATGCTGAAAAGATCAGCTATGGCGATTTGCTGGACATCAGCTTTGCGACCCACGATCCGACCCAGCTCAATCGTCAGGGCAATGACATCGGTACACAGTATCGTTCCGCGATTTTTGTTGAGACGCCGGAGCAGGAAGCCGAAGCCAAAGCGGCCATCGCGCGTGCCCAACAGGATCATGCTGAGCCTGTTGTGACCACCATTGAACCGTTAAAAGCCTGGTATCCCGCTGAAGGTTATCATCAGGATTACTGGGAAGGCGCCGGTCAGCGCAACGGTTACTGCATGGCGGTGATTCCCCCCAAACTGCAAAAGCTGCGCAAGAGTTTTGCCAACCGCGTAAAAAGCGCGCCGTAAGCTCAGGCAACCCAGCGAATCTCCCCCTTCTGTTACGCTGTGCAATATCGCGTTTTTGGCGCCAAAAAACCGCGATTTGCGCAGCCTTAACGCGATTCGTTCAGAGCTTAAGCGAATAGAAAAAAAGAGAAAAATAGTGCTTGACCGTTTCAGGCCGACTCCCTATAGTAGCGCCCCGTTGACCCAGCGCGGTCAGCAACAATTTGCGGTGAGGTGTCCGAGTGGCTGAAGGAGCACGCCTGGAAAGTGTGTATACGGCAACGTATCGGGGGTTCGAATCCCCCTCTCACCGCCACACATAGTAGGACGTTACAGGGACAAAGCCCCGTGTAGACTGGCTTCCGAGACTACACATAGACAACGGCACTACAAAGAAAGCACAAAATAATGCACGTGAAATGCACGCGCAGTTTGGGCTCAAAGAAAAAGCCTCTGATTAACGTCAGAGGCTTTTCTGTTTGTGTCTAATTGAAACATAAAATTTCACACCTCAATTAGCGGTTCTTTCTTCACTGGCCTGCTTAGTGATGACCTAATCATGAAGAAGGCGGAGACGGAAGGCCCATTTCCGGATCGCCCTGATCGGCATCCAGTATTGCCCTTAACTTCCCCCTGTACTCCGCCCAGTCACTCGTCGGCTGCTTACCCTGTGAGAAGAAATTCATCAACACAGTGTCTGAATCTCTTAAGGCTGTCGAAGCCCTGCCCTGAAGCGCGTTCCATTTGGGCAACTGCAGGTAAGCTAAATATCTCTTGTCTGTTTCTTCCACTTCCCCGTAGTTTTCATAAACGCCTTCATCCTGGGGGGAGGCAAAAGTAGATATGATTTTGGCTTTTGAACTATCTGAAAACTGCACGTAGGCCATTTCTTTTCCCCTGTCAGAATGTGTAAGAGGTTAAATATGCATAGGCTGACGCTAAAGTGTCTCCTGAATCACCTTTCGTCACTGACCAGTAAAGTGTTTGCGGGGTAACCACTACTAAATTAGAAAATGGTGCCTGCAGGCTGTTATAACTGGAATTTGCACCTGAAACGATTTGCTTCATACCGTTATCAGCGCTTGCTAAAGACTGCAAACGAAGCGTTGGGCGGATAGAGTTTCCTGATGTGACAAACAATATTCCGTCAATGGTTTTGCAGTTCTTCGGAACGATAGAGCTTAGACTGACCGCTGTTGGCGTCGTAATAAAGGAGGTTGTTGATGCTATCTGAGTTGTGGACAGCAACACATTCCTACCCTGCTGATAGAGGGCAATGATTTTCCCGCTGGAATCAGTCGGTACGACACTAAGCAGCGCTGAGGCTGTATAGCCTGCAGGTATGTTCGCGCCAGAATAAACCTCTGGTAAAACCGCTGCGGTTGCGTTAACAGCCAAAAGCGCAGATGCGCCGGAAGAAGGGTTGAGAATTGCGTAGATACCCACATAGCCACTGACTGGAGGTGCTCCGGTATCCATACCTCCCGCCCCGATAGTGGACAGATTAACGGTTTTGTTAAAAGAACCGATACGATACTGGTTCCCGCCTAATGCCGTATCAACGATAATCTCATCCGCCGTAATATTAACTGTCGAGGATGCTGCGGCCACATTCATAACAAGGTTTCTCGCCATCCCGACCACACCCGTCATTAGCGGGATGCTGGTGTTTTTCGCAGTCAGTTGAACGGCGGCAAGAAGGTTGTTTAACAGAGTGCCGGTGTCGCCATTGTCCAGAACATCCTGACCAGAGACATTAGCGACGAACTGCGCTATTACTGATGACATAACGGTAGACTGACGAAGCGCTTTGTTGATTTGGGCTGATGAAGCTTTACCGCTCTGAAAACCTGAAAGTAATGCTGCCAGCGCCTCATAGTCAGCCTGGCTTAAGACATTTGCACCGTTGCCAATGGCAAACGGTTTGAAGTTATTTTGTGCCATTACAGTTTTTTCTCCCATGCGCCTTCATCAAATCCGGCTATGTATTCGTTTTCCAGATCGAACCCAAAAAACTGGTTTCCGACCGATGGAGTGAGTATTGAAGGGGTTTGAATATCACCTGCCCAGACGCCTGCAGCTTTGACCGTCAAATAACCTTGTCGGATAGCAGCAATGAGTTCCAGTGAGACTCTGCTGATGTCGATTTCGGGAAATACCCAGACAGATATCGTCATGTCCTGGTTATCGACGATTTGCATTTTTAGTCCAGAACCGGCCAGCGCAGTATTAAGGATGGGGGGCAGTGTGTCGTTCTGGCCATTCCAGTTATTGATAGCAATTTTGGCTTTCAGAATAACGCGGTATACATCGTCACTAAGGCTTGTAAAACCGGCGTCCGGGTCATAGGGTCCCTGCCATCCCCCCTGATCCCACCCGAGCCCGTCTGTATCGAATGAAAAGTAAATACCGGAAATAGGCTGACTTACGATGCGAGACCGGCCAATCCATTCGCCGAGGATATCCAGCTGCTTGCCTACAGCTGTGTCGATATCGAAAGCTGTAAGCAATCCGTTCAGGGCTTTAGATACATCGGTAAATGGACGTGTAGAAAGGTCTACATGGGCAACAAACTTAGGCTTTCCGGCGTGATAGTTGGTAATCAGATCGGTGTACTTACTCATGACGTCACCGTAATCGCGATGTTGTCCACTGAGCACGTTACGGCCTCGTTATAGGCAGTGATGATGTTGGCGGCAGTCACGCCACCAGCAGTCCGCCCAATCTGTAGACTGTTGATGTCGTAATACCGGCTCTCACCGCCGCTCATCACACCCAGGTTAGCAGGGGAATACACACGTGAAAGCAGGACATCATCACCAATCGAAAGCGAGTTTATATAAGCCGCTATCGCCGTTTTTATGTCGTTCCCTACCTGAGTTGTGTAGCCCATGAAAACCTTGAGTGTGATTGCCACGAATACAGGCACCGGCGAAGGTCTGGAAAAATAAATCGTGTGTGGATTTCCCCAAAAGTCCGGTACCAGAACGGATGTGCTACCGAACGTAGAAACCCCCTGTCCTTTTTTTCCGATGATAGTCTGGGCGATTGCGGTGATGTCCCCACCATCGACAATGGCCGCGACCGAATGCGCCGGAAGTCCGTTGGCGTCAGGACTACCCGTATCATTCTCGTAAAGCTTGTGACGTGTCACACCTGCCACGTTTGCTATTGCCCCGTCCAGCGCCGCTAAAGGGGTGAGAGATGGCAGCGCAACGCTCTGAGTCTGACGGATCCGCAGTGCTGAATCCTGCTCTACAGCCGTCCCTACCGTAGCCGCTGACGGGTTAGTAACTGATATCCAGCCGCGCGTCGGCGTGTTTATCTGGTCAATGGTCCCCGGCATCGCAGCCACTGCGCCAGGTGTCGCGCATGTCGCTGTGGCGATCACCTGACCACCTGGCTGTATGGTTACGGATGCTGGCAAATTCCAGATTATGTTATTCGCGTCCCTCACAGAGCCATTGGTGATGGTCTGACCGGCTGTGCCAGCACAAAGCAAATCCGCCACAGAACGCGTCTCACCGTTGCGACTAATACCGTTTATTTTTACGTTACGCGACAGTGCGTCACTCATTGCGGTTGTCGGAGAAAACGAGTTGTAAACCTGAATCGCGGTATTGTTGGCGTCATGAATGGCCAGCGCCACCAGCGCAACCATTTGTCCATCCTTGCTGTCTGGATCGAGATAAGAATCCGCACCATATATCTGCAGAAAATAGCCGGTAATTGAGGACAGGATTGTCTGGTAATCAGGCGAGCTGATCCCCTTGGCGTTTACCGTTGCCGATAAACCCAGCGTGTCTAAATTGAGAGCCATTACGCCTCGCTGTTAACGGTCGTTTTCCCGTAGATGGTGTCGATCGTCGCCGTGAACGTCACCCGGCGCGTTGTGGTGTTGAGGTCAGTGTTGAAGGAGATAATTGATTTAACGCCCTGCGTCTCAAGGATGCGCTGGCGTATAGCAAGGTTGTAGGTTTCAGGCTTCTGCTTTCCGAGCACCGACTGAACCCATGGCGTTCCAGCTGTTGTATCGAGGAACCACTGCCCATACCAGAGCAGAAACCTTGTTTTAATTGATTGGGCAACCGCTTCGGGCGAGTTTATCAACCAGGTATCATCACCCTGGCCGAACGTGTAATCCCCGTCATCATCTTCGCGCCGGTATCGCATCAGTTTACCCCGCCTGAACTGTCATTGCCCTGTTGAACGCCCTTATGCGTGTGACCATCGCTGATGTCTTTGCCGTTCGAAGAGAGCGTTCCGAAAAACTGAATAGCCCCCGTAATTTTCGCCGCCGTGCCAGATACAATACTGCCTACCATGCCGCCAGCCCACGTTAACAGGCCCGCGATTGTTACTGCCTGGCTGAATGTGGCCAGCGGCGTCGTAACGTTGAAGCCGCCCGGAGCCACGACATTGACGCCCTTGCTGTTTGGGTCAAGTTCGATATAAGCAGAACCATCGTCAGTGCGCATCTGTAAGGTTGTGGTGCTGATGCTGGATATTTTCTGGGCCTGTGACTGTGGGCCAACTAAAGCAAACGCATCTGATAAATCATGCTGACGGGGATCGACAGGCTCCTGAACTCCTCCGTTCTGCCACCAAAAATCGATGCAGCGATCAGAAAAAATCACCAGACACTCATCGCCAGCTTTCACCGGAAAAGTGATTGTGCAACCGCCGCCGCGCGGGAAAATCACAGGAACATCCACCAGCACTGGCAACAGTGCCGATTTGAAGTTGCCCAGCGCATCAGCCTCCTGACCTTTCAGCGCTGGCTGTACGCTGCACGTGCACGCAATCGGGTCGAATGATTCAATGATTCCAGGCATGGAGACGCGAAGCACTGAAAAGATGGTGTCAGACAGAACTTTCATTGCCTGCTCTTCGCCACCGGCTAGAGACTGAGGGGTTACCGACATTTACTTTTCTCCGGGCATAAAAAAACCCGCCGAAGCGGGTACTGATCAAATGTCAGGGTTATATTTAAAAGGGTTTGGTGTTACACCTTATCAATCGAACTTCTCAAATCAACACTTTCAAAAGTAATCGTTGCCTGTCGACAAAAGATAAGCGCGCATATGGTGCCGGATAAAGACCATATTGCCTTAATCCTCTTATGGAAGGAGCCTCCAAAAGTTATGACTAAATCAGTTTTCACTGTTCACCTCTCTAAATCAGCTGGCAACGAAATGAAGCCATTCATTGAGAAAATCATCGATCAGGATGATCGAAAGATGCGTATTAAGGCATTGGCTTTTGATTCAGCGACTGGGTCATCGGGGGATAACCTGATAGGGTATGTCTTTGAATTTATTCAAAATAAAGATGTATGCTATTCGTTCGCTGCAATAGTAATTGCCTGGATACGCTCTCGAAGTGGTAGATCGATAATCATACGTAAAGGCAACACTGTAATCGAGGCTAAAGGTTTAACAGAAAAAGAACTTAAAGATATCTTGTCCCAAACTGATTCAACCATTCATATTGATGGTTAGAATAAGTAAAACCCGCGTTAGCGGGTTCATCATTTTTGTTTTTTTTCAATATCTTGAGGAATGTACCCTTCAGTCACTTTTTTACCAGGGGGAATATCTAATCCTGGGTTGAAGTCGGCTTTATCTGCGTTGTTAAATCTGCCAGGAGCTTGCTTATTACCTTGTCTTGTTGCATCTCTATCTCTACCTGTTTGGTGTTTTGGTTCTTTAGCCATCCATCCCCCTCAAATTGAATTTTAATTGCTATAAAAGATATCAAAAAAGCAACAAAAGCCCATGCAGCAAATAGCATTGCCTGTGAACAGTTGTTCATTATTTTAACTTTTTCAGCATGTAACACATCAATCACATCTGTCAAACGTGAATATTCATGAGCAAATGATGAAAGAACGTCTTTTCTGGGATTGAGCATAAACAAATCAGTCAGCTTGTTCGACGAGTTAGGTCGCTCTAACACCCTTGTTTGCATGCCGCTGAATGTAAATCCCCATGCTATTAGTACAAACACTGTGAAAAGAATCAAAAACAACCAACAAAATGCATGGAATGGTTCATAAACGCCTGGGAATAAATCCCTGTACCAATACCGCACTATAAGGACTGTAGTTGTAATGATAATACTTGTAGCACCGAATAACTTTTGGAGCTTATCTTCCAACCTCCGATAACCATCTATAGCTATCTCGTATTGCTCTTTTTGATGTTCGAAAAGTAAACTTGCTCTTTCTATAAGTTCTTTCTCGTAATCCTTTTGTTCATCTTTCATTATCTTACCTTCACACAATCATATGTCCCAAAGACTCTAGGCTGGTCCATGTTGCTGCGAAAGTGATACAAAGCTCATGCTTACATACCATGACTCTGAGCAACACGAATGAAACCATTCCACGCATTAAAATTCCATGCATCCCCTGCCATCAGCGGGCGTGCACCAGAACCTGACTGGCTTTCACCATACTCCCATGCTGCTCTGGACACACTCTTATCTTTTGAATACTCGATCCACTGCTTAAAGCCTTGATATACATACTTTTTGCAATCATCAGTGGTACCACGGAATTCAGTGAAAGCATCCAGGTCATTGCAGAGTGCAAAGCGGTTCCTTACTACAGCCGTCAATGCTCCTGGTGAGATACCCAAATCTCTTCTGTTAATGAAAATTCCAACTTCCTTGGAACAAGTTGAACTCCCGGTACATAAAAAAAAGGCTCTGATTTCCTGACGGAAAGCTAAGTCCAAAGCCATTTTTTCATAATGACCAAAGCTCTCAGGCATTTTCGGAAAAGAAGATGGTGCCAACACGGGTAACTTTGAAATAGCATCTTCATATTCGTCAGCTAAGGCGTGATGTGATAGCAAAACGAACGCTAACAATGCACTAAAGAATTTTTTTTTCATCCTGCCCCTGCTGTTCTCAATATAGATGTTTGAGTTTGCAAATCAGCCGCGCCGCGCGCAAAGCACATCAAGTCCATATACCACGGCTGGCCTCTGGTATCACCAGTATAATCGATAGCCTTAACGATATACACGCCATCAGCCGCAATACTTGCGGGTTGTTGCAGTGTTCCGTTCACCGACAGGTTGCCGTTCGTATTCACTTCATCGGCACGGATGGGCAGTGCTTTAACCTCGTCCGCCGACAGACTCGCCCGGTAAACCGACGCCTGATCAATTTCCACCAGCCCATTAAGCCTGATGTTTGGATTGATGAGACAGCGAACGTTGACGCCAGCACCCATAGTCTGCTGCGGCATCCCGATCAGGCCCGTATCGCTGTTTAACACAACCGCTTCATGAATATATTTATTGGTTGGCACCATCTGCGCCTGTCCATCTACCAGCTGCCAGGTCGCGCCGCTTTGCGCGGCCACGTTGTCCATAATATCGCGTGTGGACTGATAAATTACACGCCCGCGTGGGAATACGGTTGGCGGCATATCGCCGGTAATCCCCTGACTGACGCCGAACGGACTAAAGCTGTCCATGGCAGCAGCATGCACATCCGCGACCGTATAACCGGCTGCGAGGGTTTTAGACACAGTGGCATTCATAAATGCCTGATGTCCGTCGATTGCCTGAATCAGTACCCACGTATCTGTCGGGTTGTCGCGGCCGGTAATTGTAAAGCGGATGTCGCCACTGAAAATTTCGCCGAAGTTGGTGCCGCCCGTCTGGCCGACCTGATCGGCTGATAACTGGGTGACATTGCCCACCTGGCTGGCATCAACCGCCTGCGCCATACCGTCATAGCCTGCGATGATTTTTATCTTTGCAAACTCCTTGCCCAGTATGCGCGAACTGGTGTCTTTAGACAGGTTATAGATCCTCACCATTGCCACGCGCGGCCAGCGCGTGTCTGTCCAGGTGATATTAAATACGACCTTAAAATCACTGAGGCTGATGCCCTGCCCGTTTTCAGACAGGATCTGCAACTCGAAATGACGCATCCAGTTTTGTGACATGGTTACTCCGTGACGACCAGTAAATGGCTTTTTATGCCCAGGTCGGTTTTGGATGGATAGTCCTGGCCCGGATCATCACAGACCACAACCAGGCCAAAGCCGAGATTAAGATAAGCGTATTGCGAAAGAAGGTTGGCCCCTGTCACCAGCGGAATATCTAAAACGACTGGCGAGCCGCTGGCGTCCATCAAATCGACAACCCATCCAGCGCTGTCGCGCCATAGAGAGCGGATTTGATAGCTCACCCCATTAATATCGGTGGTGAACTGCTGATTATCCGGAGAGAGCGGGATTTCGTTAGCCTGCATTGCTCCCCCTAAAAGAGACCGGCTATAGAAGAAAGAAGCGACTGATTAACCGGCTTCGACGATTTAACACCAGAGTTCTGGACAGCGGACGTGCTGACGCCCTGACTCATATCAGCTTTGTCGGCCACTGAAATGGTTTTAGTGGACGTGATCAACACCTCACGCAACGTCAGCGTCGCTGATAAGACGTTTTCGGTCTGTTTATCAGTGATGACCTCCAGCACCTTGATCAGCATGTTGTTATAAATGCGCTTGCCTGTTGTGACGCTGAACGGCACCCGGCTGCGCTGCAGCGTCAGCAACTCGGCGTAAACCTCTTTGGGGCTCAGGCCAATACTGAGGCCAGTGGGCGACAGGTTGACCAAATCCAGCAGAGAACCGCCCCCGGCAAACCCCACCTCCATGACAACCTCAGAAGGCCGGCGAAAAGCATGATCGGCTACCGGGGCTTTATCCTCGACCGGATGTTCAGTAATTTCCAGCGTGTCGCTGTGCTTTTCACTGACCACCACGTCGGGGATCATCATCCCTATTTTGCGACTCTGCAGAGAAAACAGCGTTGATAAAATATCCATTAACGCGGCCCCGTTGATAATGTCTGGCTTAACCGTGAATTGACGGACGTCTGCTGATCAGCAACGGCTTTACCTGCCAGCGCCGGATCGGTAACACCATGGATATAAATGTTTGTTTCCTGGCTGACCTGGGCGCCGCCAGACGGCATGTTGCTCATCACGCGTGGAATGTAGTTGCGGGTTTCCTCCGGTAACAGTGCCATACCGTGCTTCTGCACGTTGCCGATCCCCCAGTTATAAGACGCCAGAGCTTTGCTGAGGTCGCCACCGTTGGATTTGAGCAACTGCGAAAGGTATTTAGCCGCGGCCTGTGCTGACTTCATCGGGTCGAACGCTTCACCGTTCCGCAAACCCAAATCTCTGGCAGTACCGGGCATCAACTGGAAAAGCCCCTCTGCGCCAGCGCCAGACATAGCCATTGGGTCGCCAGACGACTCCGCGATTGCCACGCTGCGCAGCAAACCTTCGGGCAGTCGGTATAGCTGCTCAAGGCGCTGTAAGGCCGGTTGCATCCAGCCGAGCAAAGCCGCGCCCGCTTTCGTAGGCTTTGGTCTGTTCATCAAGGGAAACTGGGCAGAACGGATTGAATCCATCGCAGCTTGCTGCATTGGTGTCATTGCCATTCCCGAGAATGAATTACCTGAAACACCAGCCCACCAGGAATAAGCCTGATTCAGAAGGCCGTCAGCTTTCCCAAGCAGACCGCCAGTGCTACCCTGATTCTGATTCATACGGTCAACAAGATATTGCCCGACGCTTTTACCCTGGCTTTTTGCTTCTTCCTGCGTTTTCCCGATTTTGTCCCAGGCGCTGACTGCCGCTATGGCTGCAAGTAAGGGTGAAAATCCTTTGCTGACCCGGGCAATTCCGGTGAGCATCCGCAAAGCCCAGCTACCGGCAACAAACACCGCCAGCACCTCGAAAGCATTTTGCAGGCCACCCACGCCGCCCGTCATATCCAGCAAAGTTTCTTTTATCCATTTCATCGCTGAAATGGCTTTATTAATCGATGGCTCCCACTGGCTCCAGTCGATAAGGCTTTTGCCGCCTTCCTTCCAGACTTTGTAATCGTCATACAGCGCAAAGATAGCCAGGCCCAGCGCGGTGACAATCCCGACTGGCGACGTCAGAAAGGCGGTGTTCAGCAGTCGCCAGGCAACCATCAGCGCACCGAATATCTCAATGAGCTGGCGCGTGCTCTTGTCCAGCGTGTTCCACCAGTCCCGGATGTCGCCCGCCGCCTCGATGAGCCGGAATACGACCTTCCCGACAGAATCAGCCAGCCAGAGGATGATTTTTATCCCGCCTGTTAGTGCAGCCTCGATTTTGGGGAAGTTATCGATGATCTGTTTGCGAAGATTATCAATGGAGCCGGCCAGGCCCTCACTTAAGCTGGAACCGATTTTATCCCGGGCCATCGATGCCATCTGACCGAACGAACGCAGTGACGTCATGAAGCGGTTAGAACTGACAGCAGCCTGATCCGCATTGAAGCCGATCGCCTTCGCCATCTGTGCATACTGCGCACTGAACTGGCCCACGCCACGGCGCATGGCCAGCAACGTATTTTCATCAATGCCCAGCATCTGGGCATACTGGTTCGCCCGGTAATAAGGCATGTTGCGTAGCTTGTCGCCCACGCCCGTGAAAATGCTGGCCATATCGCGCATATTGCCGCTGGCATCGCGGGTCTGCACGCCGAGACGATTGAGAAACCCCTCAGCGCCAGGGCTGTTACGCATGAAGCGCGCCAGGCTCTCCAGCGATGACCGGGCACCCTCTGCGGTACCGCCCAGCTGTGAAACGGCATAGCCAATCTGCTGTATACCGGCGACCGTTGCGCCTGTGCGTTGCGAGGACCAGTAAAGCTGATCGAGGCCGCTGGCAATCTTAGCTGTATAGGCGAGAATGGAGAGCGCCGCCCCTTCTACGGCCGCGCCCATTTTTACAACCTGCAGCGTGGTACCGGCCACAACGGCATTAAATTTACGTGAACCTGCCTCATCGACCTGAAAGCCCAGGCTGACCAGGAAATCCTTAATGGTTTCGGCATTCATTGGTTTTGTAGCTCCCAGCGGCGGATCCGCGCGTTGTTATCGGCTTTGAGGTCCAGCCAGTCATTCATGCGGGCAATGTCGGCCAGATCCACAGCGCCGTTTTTAAGGTCCGAATAACTGATGTACCCGGCATCAACCGGGCGCATCAGGTAATCTTCACCATCAGGAAGCGTGTCGAGCGTCAGACCGCTGGCGGGGGCGGCGTCTCTTTGTCGGGGAGTGCGGGCAAAAAATTTCCCAGGCTGTCGCCCACCACGCGACCAACCATCTGCAGCATGCTCAGCAAATCGATGTCGTCGAACATCAGTTCATTCTGGCGCGCGACCGGCACCCATGAATTTTTGTCCTGACGGCGTGAGACGACTGCCAGACACGGAAAAATAATCGCGTTGGTGTCTTCTTCGCTGAGTGATGCCAGTTGGTCGGCTACTTTGGGGAGAACTTTTTCAAAAATCGCGCTGTAAGATTCAGGATCGGCGGCGGTACCGCCCTTCTTAGGAATCATGTCGCGAATACTGCCATATTCAGCCAGGAGCCCCGCCAGCACAGGAAGCAATTTTCGGGATACTTTCAGCTGATCGAAAACGCTGAGTTTCGAGGTACGGTAGTCGATGCCTTTGATCTGAAATTCCATCTGTTAATACTCCCCGAGCAGTTCATCAATTTTGATGCAGTCAAATACCCAGGCGACAATGCCCGCTACTTTCGGATTGCTGAAATCCGGCTGTTTCTGGAATGCACACCCGCGTGCAGTTACCAGGTCACCCGATGCTGTGTTACGCACCACAATTACGTTGTTGCCCCAGAGCGTTGAGGAAAGGCTCTGGGCGTTGTACATGATTGACAGCTTTTTATTGAGCGGGGATGTTTTCAGCAGGTTAACGGTGACGGTACCGGCTTTGCCTGCATGCAGGCTGTGCATGCCTTCACCGTCCGCACCTGTTGTCATGGTGTTTTTTGCCTCTGACATGGCGACTACAATCCCCTCATCGGAGTTCGCAGAGCCATAACCCAGGTCAAGCGCGCCGGATGGCCCGGTAAGGGACGCCGTGACGTCCATAAATGAATAAGTAGGCATCAGTTTCCCCTTAGCGCACTACGTTGATCATGACGTCGCCATAATGAATGGCACCGGCCAGCTTACAGGCCACCTGAACAGGCGGCGCTTTTCGCTTCTGACGGTCTGCCTGTGCCTGCTGGGCCATTGGCTGAATGTAGGCGTAATAGCCTTTAGTCAGCGTATCGCCGGACGACAGTTCGCCCAGCGGGCCACCCGTCCAGACACCGGGCGCAATCAGGCCATTGGTTACCGCCTGGTCCATCGAATCCTCCACGTTTGCGAGCAAGCGGGTACCGCCAGCGTCGGTCTGTGGGATTTTGTTCAGGGAGGTATAGAGCAGGTTGAAATAGTTGGTCTGAACATAGTTCTGCAGCCAGTCCAGGCCGTGGCGCTCGTCGAAGAAATCGCCGTTTGCCATTACACCCTGCTGCAGAATCGCAGTGTCGTTGGCGTAATACACAAACACGTTACCGTTACTGGCATCGATGGCGGCGGCTTGCGGGCTGGTCAGCACCTCATAGGTGATGCCAGGCTCCTGTTTGAATTTCAGCGTAATGGCGGTATTAAAGCCGTTAAAATTGACGGTAAAGCCCCGGCCAAACGCAGATATCGCCGCATATTTGCTGGTTGAACTGTACTGCCAGAACGTGCGGCCAAAGCTGCCCGCCTTCAGTTTGTAGCCGATATGCGACGTATCGCCCGTAATGAGCACTTTCGGATCGGACGTGGACACCGCCAGGATGCGGCTGACGCTGGCACCCTGAACCGCTGCGGCCACACTCAGTAAATCAGAATCCTGCAAATTCGCGCTGTCAGCAATTGCCAGACCATACCAACTGTTAAACTGCAGGGCGGCGTTTACGGCCTGCAGCATGGTTTCGGCTGGTCCCGCCTCAGAAGATTTGAGCGTTTTAGCCCAGCGACCGATATAAACCTGCGTTGGCGCGGGCGACTGTGAGAAATAGACCAGCGCCGCCTGATACTCCGGGCTGTCAGTACCGAAATCGCTACCGATATCAGAGGATGAAGTGTAAAGGCGGATTCGCTCGGACACAGGGATAACCGTTGATGTGCCGAGAATGAGCAGCGATCCAAAGTTGCGCCCCGTTGCCGCCGTTGGCGACAGCAGCACATCAACGTTGACCACGTTGGATACAGGTAATCCCTGTGACATAGGTTACTCTCCGAAGATTGAAATTTGTCCGTTGATGAGGCTTTTAACACCATAATCGCGGATCACTTTACGGCGCATGCGCACGGTGACGTCGTAGCGACGCACCCACTGTTTGTTGATGAGTTCGGGGAATGATGAAACGGGACTGGCATCAAAAAATGACAATCCGATGCTGTTTAGCTCTGCGTTGTTCTGGGGGATCTGCATGCCATCGCGAAACAGGGTGGCAATTTGCTGGCTCGACGGACCATAAAAAGAAGCCATACATTCGACAATTTCATGGCGCCACATCTGGGCATCGTCTTCCGACTGCTGCACAAACGCCGGTGAATCATCCCCGGTAAAGCCGGTGATCCCGAATCCGCACCAGTTGACCTCCTGTGCAGGCATTGCCGCCTGAACTGGCGTCCAGCGCGGTCGCACCATCCCGTCAGGAAGGCTACAAAGCGCTTTAACCCATCGGCTGAGCAGACGTTCAAGCGTTTCATCGTAAGCCTGTGGCGCGCTGACAGGCATCAGATACCCCGCCTGCGTGCTGTCATTACTCATTTGCGCCACCGTCAAACGGCTGTAGCTCACAGTGAGCCTGAACAAAACCGGCGCCATAGCGCGGATACGGATCCACGAAGGTGACACGATAATCTGCGCCAGCGTATTCAACGATATCCGCATCCAGCGCAGTTTTACCGCTGATTAACCGGGTCGGGGTGATGACAAGAATTGCACCGGCAATAACCTGGCCAGCTTCCATTCGCCTGGCCTCCAGGGAACGGTCAACCGTCACCACGCCAGCAAACTGCTGTCGTGTGACCTCATTTGACGCCATCCCGTCCGCATCGACCGTCTGGGCGTTACGGCGGTACCATAATTCTGTGTCGCAAAACTCCGGCGACATCAGCACATCGGAAACATCAAGAGTTGGCATTTTTAGCCCTCACGACTGAGGTAATGGCGCGCCGGTACTGGCCAGTATCAATAAGCGGTCGAGCATTGGCATTATCCGGCGCAGCCCCGGCAGCACGGCGTTCCAGTTCGAGCGCTGCACCTTTACGCCCGCGACTCGCCCTGGCGGCAAGCGTGGATTCCGCCAGCGGCGTGAAGTTGGTGATTGTGATGTAGCGCTTTACACCGTTTGCAGCTAAAATCCCGGCACGGTTCAGGGCCAGATCAGCAGCCGCTGCGTTACCGCTGAGCGCAGCCTGTGCCGCTGCGCGCAGTTCCGGAGTAGTCTGGTCCTGAACAGAGCGCGCGCCCGGCACAAGATGAGGGCGCGCCGGTATGTTTTGCTTAGGCGAACCGTTTTCGTTGATGTAGCCGATCCCGGCATTGCCGAATGACACATCATCACGCTCGCTTTTTTCTTCCGGAATGCCCACCAGCACATCTTTATCAGCGATGGACTTAAGCGCGGCAAGAATGGCAGCAGCGTTATCGCTGCGAATGGTGAGCCCCGATTTCATAGCTGACGACCTCCGGCCCCAAACATGATGATCAGCTGCCAAAACTCAGCGCCATAGCGCGTATTGTTCCAGAATCCCGCGTCAGGATTCAGCGTAGAGCCGGTGTCATAGCTCACGCTGACCTTATCGACCGATTTCGACGCCTGCACGCCGTTGGTTGATCCTCCCGCGCCGCCCACCATTGCCGCCTTAGAGTCAGCCAGCCAGAGCGTCATGTAATGAGCAACAAACAGGCCCGCCAGGTAAGGAAACATCTGTTTACCCGTGGTGTTTTCACTCAACATGATGTCGGCAAGGTTCAGGCGAAAAGTGATAGGAATGTCGGGAAACTTGTCCGGATCGGCGAACTGAGGAAAAGCGACGCGAAACTGTTCTACCGTGGGTAGCGTTTCATTCTTCGCCATATTATTTTTCCTTAGCGGCTTTCAGTGTTTCCAGCTCTTTCGTCAGAACTTCCAGCGCTTTATCTTTCGCTGCAATCTGCTCATTGAGTTCGCCGATGTTTTTTACCTTATCTTCCAACTGTGATTTCAGGCTGTCGATCTCCGCCTGAAGTTCAGTGTCACCGCCAGATTCAACGCCCCCGGTCTGGTCTGAATGAGCCACTACAAACCAGTGTTTGGCAATATCCGGATCCACCTTGTGGCGCCCTTTCAAAAAAGCGATTTCGCCTTTGGCAGTGTTCAGGGTAAAGGGCGTATGTACCAGAATTTCTACTTTTTCTTTAGCCATGATCGGCTCCTGTAAAGCCCCTTTCGGGGCTCATTGAGTGGGGATCAGATGCCGTCCATATAGGCAAGTGTTTTGCGGTAAACCGGCTCAACAGCACCGAGTTTTCCGTAATAGGTGGTGATCTGGTACAGGCCACGATACTGAATTGGAATGCTGCGCAATGGCACCATCGGGAAACGAACATATTTCTTGTCGTTGGTGTAAGCCACCATGCGATCAGTTCCACCGACGCCACGACCTTTCAACCATTTCACCGCGCGGATGTTCAGCGGCACACCATTTTGGTGATAGGCGATTGTGTTCGTTGTCAGGTAAGTGAGTAATGACTGATTACCCGCAGACGATACGATGATTGTTGAAAGGTAGGCATATTGCTCTGGTGGCAAAAGCAGGTCGGTTGGTACTACCGAGTAACCCGAATTACGCCAGGCGTTGGTCAAAAGCGTGTTGATTGAATCACGGATTTTGTCCGGTGAAGAAGTTGACGCATTCCATGGTTCAACAGCATTGCTGACACTCACGCCATTCAGGTTAGCCAGGCCTTTCACATTCAGGCTCTGGTCACCGATGTAGACCTGTTCATCAGCATCCATGTTCCATTTCAGCTGCATGCCTTCATATTTCTGGGTATCAATTGGACGCCCAACCTGTTCAGCTGCCTGAAGCTCAATAACGGTCCAGCCAAGTTCCATACCCCACAAAGAAAGCGGGTTGCCTTCTTTATTGATATCAACGTTGACGCCAGCGATCGCAGTGGAATCTTTGCCTACCCAGTTTTTCCCGTTAGGGTTTGCGCCGGTACCAGCTGCCCCGAAACTGGTATTCGTCCAGCTCGAGATATCATCAGCAATAGACACGTCTTCACGCAATTGAATGTCACGGGTCCAGGTGTAACCAACCAGCGGGAGATTAAGAGTCTGATCAAGACGCTCAAGCTCACCAACCAGAAAGACACCCGTACCATCAATGGTGCGTTGGTCAAAAGTCTGCATTTTCGTTCCTTAAATCTTATAGGAAATTTCAGCGTTGCCATCGGCATCGCCCGCACCAGTAAACTGCGCGTTAGGCAGTGCTACCGTCTTGCCGTTGATCGAAGTGGCTGAGAAACCACCCAGCGGCACGTTGATTGATGAGTCCAGGCTCACTACCACGTAAACCGTTCCACCTTTGGTGATGGACGTGGCATCTGCGCCGACATTCACGGTCATATAGCCGCGCTTGAGTGCATCGCCGGGAAAGTTTTTATCTGCGCCAACCTGGCGAACCATGTCAGGCGTAGACGTTGTGGGATACGGACGGACATAAATGCCCTGGAACACAGAGGCCGTATCGCCGTCGCTGAGTGGAACAAACAGGCCGTTGACGAACTTGCCCACCAGCCCATAAACGGTGAAAGGATTGGCCGAATTCAAAATTACAGGCTCTACCGTTAAGTCCTGCGGACGTGAGATTGAACCGGCGATGCCAACGGGCATCCGGTACAGGTAAGACGTATCCATTGGGTTTCCTTAGCGCTTAGACCAGAATGCCTGGTTGATTTTGTTCAAATCAGCAGGAGAATTAGACGCCTGCTGGCGTGAGTGGTCCGCAGTTCGTGAGGACTGGGTGTTACGATTTTTCGCCAGCTCTGAAACGGCATTGAATGCCATTTCAACCTGTGCTTTTGGTAGCTGTTTAATTGCGGCATCACCCACAATCTGACGCACCAGGCCCTGATCGGCTGAGGCCAGCACATGACGTTTAAACGCCGTGGGCTTCATTGATTGAGTGAGGTCGATACCGGGCATGATGAGCTCTGCACGATAAGCAGAGTCGCCCGTGGCGGTCACTGGCTTCTCTTTATCTTCATCGTCTGAGTCACCCGTTTTGCGCTTATCTTCTTCGTCATCGCTGCTGTCGGTGGTTTTACCCTCCAGCTTATCGAGACGCGCAATCAACGCAGCTGCCCACGCAGGCACCTGTTCTTCATTGTCACCAGTACGCAATCCGCCCATTTCCGGATCTTTGTCCGGTAGCGGCTTCTGAGGGCTGGTGAAGATATTGAGATTAACGCCCTGCGGTAAATCGCCACCTTCATCGCCCGTCATGTTCGACGGCGGCGACTCCAGAAGCTCATTCATGGTGTCTGCATCGCCTGTTTTCACAGCGCGTTTTAAGCGAGTGAACCAGTTTTGTTTAGTTGCCATCGTGTTTCTGTCTCCAATTGCGCAACGTGATCCGGCCCTGCCATTTGGGACGAGAGCCACATGGTTTCCGGTGATTTGGTACTGCTTTGCCTTGCCGATGGCAGTTTGCTGATACTCGGCGTCGTAACCGCACGAAACTTCGCGCAGCCCGTTTTCGATGTAGTCGATCGCCTCTTCGTCCTTAATGATGAGGTCTGCAATCATCAGGTCTGACTGTGAACCTGTACCCCGGCACACGTTTTGAAGGTGACCAACGGCTAACTCCCGCCAGTTCTCCGGATCGACAAATTTGATATTCCCTTCTTCATCCTCGGGGTGAAGGATGGTTACAGTCATACCCTCGAAGGATGCGAGCGTTTCCGGGCTGAAAACCTCATCAGCTGTACGCTCTACGACAATTTCCCCGTCTGAATCCGGCTCAAGCTTTGGCAGATCCAGCGCGCTGTAAAGCTGTGAGCCTGTGCGACCGATCGGGACGTCTTTGCACAGCAACGAACCGTCAGCCAGCCGGTAACGGGTTTCACCCAGGCGGGTATTAAAGAGATATTTCATTGGTCACCTGCTGATTTCAGGCATAAAAAAAGCCGCGTTAGCGGCCTTTTCTTCTGAAGTTATTTAAATCGAAGCATTCAATTGTTCCGCATGTTTAAGTGCTCTTATGCAAGCTTCTACGTTTTCCCTAGCATCGCGCACTATACGGACATCTTTATTAGGGTTATTTCCTCTCCCCCCCCAATCGGGATGCGTAACTTTATCGAGACGCTTTTCAGCTTGTTCTAAATTCTTTCTTGCGAGCTCTACATCACTCACTCTCTTGAACCAATCAGAATAATGTTCAAGTGCATTAATGGGATCATCCAAAAAAATCTCTACATCGATTTTCTTAGTTTTAGTGGTGGGTACTTCATAACTCATCCAGTGGACAGAACTCTTCGGCTTTAACTTCCAATGAACAATCCAGTTTCCAAAAATATTAAATTTTTCGTGGGTGTACTCAAATCCATTTTTTTCATGCACTTTTGCCATTGAATCATGTCCGTCATATCAAATTGGATGACATGATAATTAAATTTTATTTGATAAAACAACCTCACAGTAACAACGACAGTTAGGCAGTGCGCCAGCATGGCCTGTTAAACCGTCCAGCGTTGGCGGTCTATCCCAGCTGACAAACTTGCCTTCCATCTCAGCATGTGAATGACGCACATCGCCATCTTCGGCGGTGCGCCAAATGTAGCCGGTAGAGCCCAGAGCAAGAGAGCGAGCCTGTGTCAGCGCTGTGGATGCACGGCCAATCTCGGTACGCGCAATCAGTCGCGCGCGCGATGCTGCGACATCTCCTGATGCTGCTATTTCCTTCGCAAAGGGCTCAGCACGCCCACCAGCTACAACCGCCTCAATCGCCTTGTTCTGGATGTCATAGATGCGGTCTGCTGCTTCGAGCGGTAGCGATTTGATGTACTTTACCTGCTCGGCGACGATGCTTTGCATCACCTGGCCGATCGGCGTGTTCTGGACGATATGGCGCAACTCAGCGCTGATGTACTGGCTGTGTTGACGCCACTCCTTATCGTTCTGGCGGGCGACTTCCAGCGCAAAGTCTTTGGCTACGCGGTTCGCCCAGCCGTCGATGATATCGCTGTATTTTTCCAGCGCATCGATGATTTCCAGAACACTGTCATTTGAACCATCGTAGCGGCCATTTACTATGTCGCCCACGGCTCGCGCTATCTTGCGTAGGCTCGTTTGATACCGGGTCTCCGCCGCCTTTGAGCGGTTTCGTGTCGTCAATCTCTCCGATGCCTGGCGGGTCTTCTTCTTCGGCATCAGCAATATCCTCGTCGGTAATTGATGCACCAATGCCGGTGACATCAGATGCTTCGCGCAGGTCGGTCATTGCCGCCCTTTTGGTCATCAGGCCATCGTTATATGCCGTACTGATAGCATTCACGGTATTCACCGCCACCGTCGAGCGGTCAACGTCCGACATCTGCCAGAGCGGGTTAAACTCAAACGTAAAGTCATCAGGCAACGGCTTGCCCAACTCAGAGCGATACATAACGTCGAACAGCTTACGCAGCGGCTGACGCAACCGGCGTTCCTGCTGGGTACCGATGGTGTCGTAATAGTTTGACAGGTCAGCATCGCCGGTAGAGAACCCCTTAGGCGACTGACCAAAGAGACGCACCAGCGGGATCCCCGTCGCGCCGCTTATCTGTTCAGCGAACTGGCTGATCACGTCATCGAGGCCAGCAAAAGAATACTGGTGAGTCTCGAAGACATCTTTACCATCCATGAGGGTCATGCCCTCATTGCTCTGATACATGCGTATGAGATCCAAATTTTTCAGCAGATTTTCGTACGCCTTACCACCCAACCCAATAATTTCTCTAAGTTTATCAACCTTATATGTCCTTAAATGGGCTTTATAGACAAGCTGCGCCGCGCCCATGGTTGCACTATCAAATGCTGTCAGGCGGTCCCAGATGCGTTCGATGATGGACATGCCCCACTCGTTTTCGGTCTGGGCCTGCTGATAAGGCAGTGTTACGCCATCGAAGCGGATAAGGCGGCTGTGATGAATGCTCCAGGCGGGGATGCCTGTTGCCGTAGTCACTACGTCGTATCGCTCAGGCTTCCCGAGATTCGGCCCCATATCCCTGATACGACGCTGCAGGTTGGGGTTAATCATCCAGCGGTCGAGCGGCAGAATCCCTTTGAACTTGCCTTCACCGATGGTCTCCAGACGAAGAGGGGTAAACGGTGCCTGCCCCTCGATCATGATGAAACCGACCGCACCGCCATAGAGGCGCGACCACTTGATCGTGTCGTTGAGGCGGTCCCACAGTTCCAGCTCATCAAACAGTGACTCGATTACGCCGCGATCATTCGGGTCAATCTCTGAGGTGATGCGGATGCCCTTGCGGGTCATGTCGTCCGCCACGGCATCCACGGCAGAGCCAATGATGGCCGATGAGCGGTAGGCCCATTCAATCTGTAGTCGGTTGCGGCTGGTGAAATTTGCCCGGTATGACGATGCTGCGTGCTGGTTCTGCTGCTGCATACCAACGCGAGCCATAAAGTTGTCGTAACTGTCCGCCGTAGCCTGGGGAGTACGCGCGGCGCTGCTGTTTTGTTTACGTGCCATCGTTTCCTCGTTACAGGCGCATCCAGATGTCCAGATCGCTGTTCATTGGCGCATAGTTGATCATCGCTGAGTCAGCCAGGTTAGGCGATTTGGTACCGTCAGGCTGTTTGTCCACGACGATTTTTCCCACGCCGTTTATTGAGTAGGTCGGCTGAGATAATTCGATTACCAGTTTGTCTTTGTTCGGCATGGCGCTACTGATCGATATGATTTCATCGGGGTTATAGGCCATTCCCTCTTTAACGGCGCGGTATGTGTTCTGAAAGAGTTTGCGTAGATACCACCAGCTCTGGGCTTTGGCGTTGGCAAAGAAATCCTTATTCAGTCTGGCCTGTTGGCCGTTGTCGCCGCGCACCGCCTCATCATCCGGATCGAACACGCCACCGCTGCCACGAAACGGCGTGGCCAGTATCATCGGCCGGCGAGCCACTTTGCGCAGTTCGTTGATGGCACGCGCATCACCGCGCACGCCCGCGCCTAAACCGTCCTCGTCAAACCGGAACTCCTCGAGCCGATCCTCTTCGCAGTAACCAAAGACTTTCTCTACCGATCCGTAAATGTCGCTGCCTACGCCAGACCACTCACGAATGTTCTCTAACAGGAAACCATGGCGCGAAGAGAAGGCGTTTTTATCCCGGCCCTCGTCAGCCACATCCATGGCGCCCAGGCGCTTGCCTGTGGGCTGGATGCCCAGATGGATATGCGCATCGATAGCAGCCTGCACCCATTCGCTCGGGATCAGCACGCCTTCAGCCGATGCGGCATAGTTGAGGTCCAGTTCCTGAGCAACGACAACCGGGTTATCGATCTTCTCGCACTCCTTGCGGTACCACTCGTCATCTTTGCGCGGGTCGCTGCGCCAGTGAAAGGTGAAGACAGGAATGCGCCCGCCGTGACGCTTTTGCGCGAACGGGTTAGCCATGCCGTTAACCGATGAGAGGTCGATACGGCAACGTGTGGTTTGTGACAGAGAGGCTTCAATCAGCATGGGACGCATCAGGAACGCAGCTTCATCCACGAAATAAAGCGTGGTACGGTCACCACGTCCGATGTTGTCGCCCGCCTCGCCCTTGAGCACTGCGCCGGTAGTCGGGAACTCAACACGCATATAGGGCGCGTGCTTCTTCGCGCTCCAGTCGCCGCGAAACTCAACGGGCAGCATTTCGACAAACTTACGGGCCTTCCAGAAAAGCGCCTTTGGGTCGCCGGTACTGTCCACGTATTCCTCTTTGCGCGAACCGAAGCCGATCACCATTTCTTTATTGAAGAGGCACATGGAGCAGGCAAGGCCGATTGAGGTCCAGCTCAGGCCCATTTCGCGGCTTTTCTCGGTGATGCCGTTTTCGTGTTTGCCGCGGCGGTCCATAATCCAGTGAATCCACTCTTCCTGTTTGGGGAACAGCAGGAACGGGATGGACACAGGTAGTCCGTAATCAAGATTTCGCGGGTCTGTAGTAATGCCCCAGTCGATAATGAACTGGGCAGGATTATCGCGGTAGAACGCTTTCAGCGCTGGCAGCACCTCTGGATTAGCTCGGATCCGCTGTAGCCTTTCCATCCGCCATTCAAACACCTGCGTATAATCAGGGTTCTTGAAATCGAACGGGAATGGGATTGGCATAAATAATCCTGATATAACTAATAGGCTCAAACATCTGGAGAGGTAAAATGGAAAAAAGAATTGAGAACAGGTTAATGCAAATGACCTATGATAGTTCTGCTCAGGTTAGGGCCGCTGCCGCAACTGCTTTTGGTGAAGGTGGTTATAAAACATATGAAATAACTGACAGACTCCTTCAATTGTCCGATGATAGCTCAGCCGAAGTAAGATCAGCAGCAGCTATAGCTTTAGCCCGCATAGGTAAAAAATGATTTAAGTAAGCTGGCTTTCGAGCCAGCTTTTAATCCTCAACGCAATAATCTACAAATCTCAATTAATTTCCCAGAATCCCCCCTATTTAACATAAGAGATCTTACCCGCCCTGGCGAAACAGCACTCACGCGCATTTTTCTGCCAAAGGCGTATTTCATGATGAATTCATTAGGGAAAAGCTGAAAACGGACTGCATAAACGATGCATAAAAGCGCCCCGAAAATGCATAGCCCGAAAAGGTAATGAAACTACTATTTCCAGCAGTTATCCCATCATTTTTTTATACAGCTCCGTAGCCTCGTCAGAGGTAAGAGAAACGCTCTCGGTTTTGATAGGTCCACCGTTCGCCCCGGTGCTCTCAACCTTCAGCTTGTTGGTATAGGCGTCGCCAACCTCTTTCGCCGCCTGCTCAATCAACTGGGCCGTAAGCGCAAAGTTCTTCATGGTTTCGGTGCGCGTCGCCATGCGGTCAAGCGTCCGAAGTCGGTATGCCTTATTGGCGATCGGGATGTCAGCTATATGCGTCTGAAACCTGCTGCGAGTGTCGTTGAACATGTCCACCCATTTCTTTGCCAGCTTCTTGCCGCTGGCCTTCGTTGGGTCGTGTTGCTCAACCTGCTGGCGGTTAATCTTCACGCCAAATTCTTTCAGGACGGACTCGGCCACCTGCGATGGCGTATCAAAGCAAGCAACGGATTGAACTATAAAGGCTTTAATTTCCGGTTTAAGCGCCGCCATTGTTTACCATCCGTCCTGCTCTGTCCTGGTTTATGCGAGCCTCAGCATGCACGTGCCGCACGCTCTGGCTATGTCTATGTTTGCCACCTCTGCTGGTTGGCTCGCAGCGTCGATCAGCTGCTTAACTTCTTCGCTGGCGCCGTAGCGGCGAACAACGCCCGTAAACTCTTCGACGTCATGGCCGCGCATGCAAAGCTTGGGTTGTCCGTCTCGCGTAAACTCAGGAGCGCCAAATTCGTCTGTTTTTTGCGCAATATGGTAAAGCTCATGCTCAACCAACGCACAGAACTCCAGATCGCTACAGTTCATGCAGAAATCAGCCGCTAGGGTGATAATGAAATCAGGTTTACGGCCAAACCATTCATACAACTGCTGTTCTATGCGGGCCTTTTGCCAGCCCCCGGCACGAAGCATCACCTCTTCAGCCTGACCGAGTACGGTCCTCCCCTGCTTGGTGAATGCAGTTGCTGCCCAGAGGAATGCTATGTCAGCATCAATCAGGTGATAATGATCCGGGTTGCAAAGGCTTCCGTCGCCATCAAGGATTTTTTCTGTGACCCACTCATGAATGCCTGTGGCAGGAATGATCTTGATATACGGAGCGAATTCCTCTACTAATTCAGATGGAGGATAAGGCCTGCTTAGACTTTTTTCTTGGATTGCCATATACACTCCAATAAAAAACCGCCTGAAGGCGGTTTTTGTGTTTTCTATTTTTCGCATTCAACTCCTTTCAGGAGGTTAAATTTTATTAAATGCTACGAATATAATTTTATCAAAATCAGCATCTAATGACTCATCCTGGACTATTTGTTTTTTTAAATATCTTATCAGTTGAGATGGATTATCAGGCTCTTCGCCAGTAAAAACAAAATCGCCCTTATATACATTACCGTTGTCATGCCGAAATTCCCAACTAGCAAACCAGCTACTCAT